ACCCGCCAACGGACACGGTGCAGGTGTCCACGGCGGGATCTATCGTCTGGATCGTGCCTTTGAGAATGTCGTGATTCAAGACATCCCCGATGTCCTTGTAATCAATGGTCGGCATGGCCTAACTCGTGGTGCACGTGATCTGATACGTCACCGCCAGTTCATCATCATCAATAACCGCCCTCGAAGAGCTGAACGCTTTCGCGCAGAAGAGGACGCCGGTCGTGGCCGTTTTTGCTTGGGAACTGGCAAGGAAGGCACCGTAGACCGTGATCGACGCGGCCATCGTAAAGCTGGCTTTCGAGGCGCTGTTGGTGATAACCGCCGTAGCCGTGTCAACGGTCGTGTACGCCGGTCTGTTCGTCGCTGGAGAGTCATAATCGGCATCCTGGCATTCGCCATAGGTGCCCGCGGCACCGAGACAAGCGGCCGCTGTGTTCCCCACTGCCGGCGTCACGTTGTTTTTGAATATGCCTACATAAATGGCCGCATCCTTGGAAATGTCATGGAAAATGACATTTAGGATCTTGGCCATGCCCTCGGTCGTGAACGTGTTCTTCCCGGTCTCCCTGAAAATCAGATCCCCTCTGCGGAAATGTTCGAGGGTTACAAGACCGTGAAAGGCAAGACCGGATTCCTGCCTGTGTTTCGCCGCATACCGGATGTCCAGCCGGTCCAGAATCTGGGCGAATGGGTTGAAATTTCTTATGTTCATCGTCGTTTCTCCTTTGCTTGAAATAAAAAAGCCTGTAACCTCTGAGCTTCCTCAGTGATTACAGGCTTCGAAGTCCCGCCATATGACGGCTTAAAAGTACCTGTTATAGGGCGAGCATCTCTTTCAAATCTCTACCCCCCCTCTATAGACTTGGCATGTTGCGGAATCGGAAAATCCGACCCTGGTAGCCATGCCATTGAAACGTTTTTCGCTAAGAACGATTTTTCCATCTGTAAAAGCCTTGATCGTGTCGGCATCCGAGAAACCTTTACCGCTTGCCGTAAAGCCTTGCTTGAAGTTCGTTAGGAACTGGAACATTCCATTGAGGTTTCGATAGAGAGAGGCCCCTTGAACAGGAATCCCTATCTTCAATTTGTTCTTTGTGAGGTTGAAAAGTCTCCCTGACTGGTTGCCCGCTACAAATCCCTCTGTGGTCAACCATACCGGAACATCCGTGAATCCCTTTTCTGCGGTCCCCAAAACGCTGGAGAGGTCCGGTAGATTATTGCAATAGGCAAGACTGCCTTTTATTGATCCCTCTCCCGCGTCCATCTGACGCATCTCTGACGGTTCGGTGCCCTGCATGAATACTGTATGGTCTTCCATGCCTATAAACAGACCGGTTGGGACCTTGGCGATTATCGTCACAGTAGAATCGGAGGTAAACTTCCCTGATGCCAACTTGAATAGCCCCAGCTTGTATGGTTCGCTATAATAGACAACCGGGCCTACTGATCCCCAAATACGGCCAAAAGCATAACAGAGGTTTCCCATGTACGGCGGTGGCGAGCACATGAATGTCGGTAACGGCTCTGCGGATGGAGTATCAACGATCTTGTTTAAAGCCCCCGCAAGGACAAATTGATATTCATCCTTATCGGTTATCCAGACCAATGCACCGGAAGACCTGTTAAGGATCTGGATCCCCCCGGTGGCCGATAAGGTGATGCTTGTAATAGGACCGTTTCCTGATAATTCTCCGGTGGCCACGTTGGTCATACAGACATGATAGGTACCGGCAGGGAGATTGCCGTCTCCTGCGAGGAGCATTGGGCCGGGAGGTTGCGGCACGCCCCAGTTTGAGACGGTGTTTGAGGTGGGGTCAAACACTCCCTGCCAGTATGGGTTGCTGATGTAGACCTTTCCCTCAGCTTCGACGTACGAAAGCGGGTACTTCGGGCCGGAAATGGTCCCGGCACTCGTAGCCACTCCACTGATGTTACGGTAAAGGATGCCGTTTGCGGCACAGAGCATGCAGAGATTGGTAGGAGGTGACCACAGACTATGGGATCCTGGAAGAGTCCAAAACAGAGTTTTACCGGGCCGCTGAGATAATTTTCCGGTCAGATCCGCATCTGCGTTGAGAATGACGCGAGGCTCGGCAATGGCTCTGGATATAAAGAATCTCTCCTTATCCTTGACATTATTCGCCCCTGAGAAGCCTTTGATATCGATCTCTGCCATCAGTCACAAATCCCCGCATCCTCCGAACTGCCCTCCCCGTAGTATTGAGGTTCCCCGTCTACTCCGATGAAATCAATCAGATTGGTCATTGCTTCGAAAAACTTATTCGTGTGATACTGCATACCGCGAGAAGGCTCTGTAACCCCCGCCTCGATCTTATCGCCGTACTCATCTTTGATGACGCCATGCTTGATGAGGTCCTCCGCTAGATGCTCGGGGATTCCATCGGGCACGTCTCCATCGAGGGCCATATCGACGGGTTTCCGATAATAATGAAGCCCAAGAGCCTCGGCTGTGGTCGGAATGCCTTGGTAATAGAGCTTTGTGCCTTTCACGGCGACTCGATAAACCGAACCCGACTCGGTCATCCTCTTATCCGAGAGGGATTTGAGGAATAGCGAAAATGCGTAGTAATCGCCACCTCTTGGCGGCTCTATCCTGTTTCCCGAACTGTCCAGGATCATGAATACCTTGCGCTGGTAGTCTGACGGAAGAGAGACGTACGCTAATGCCGTGGTCGTGACTGTATCGTAATCCATCAAATCTGGAAGAGGTGGTGATATTGAGCCATCGGGCATTCTGATCCCTGCTGTGATCTTTAATACCTGGGCGTTTATGAGCGCGGGAACCTTTTCGTTAGTATAGGCACTGTCCTGCAGAATGTCCTGAATGACCGTAATCAGTGAGGATAAGGTCGGCATGGTCGGACCTCAAAAAGTATCTCTTCAGGTCTGACGGTATGAAAAAGCACACCGTCAGACCGTCAGAGAGATGGTTAGGCTTCCAGCGGTGCCTGTTTGACGTAGGCGGAATCGTCGTACTTGATGTGCAGGATCACATTGCCTGCGGACGCCAGAATGGTCGCGTCGAACGTAACCTTGATGACCTTGTTTGCGGCCGTATCATCATCGGGGTCGAAGACCAGGCCCTCGTTCGTCGTATCGGGAACGCCGTCGATGACGGTCCCCGCAGCCTTATCGCCTGTCGGAATCGTGACAGTATTGACGGCGGTCGTGCTTCGGCTGAGGATGATGGTTCCCGTTGCAACCATGTTTACGTCACACGCGGCCCTTACCGCATTGACAACACCGCGGCAGGGAACGGGGATATAGGCAACATTCCCCGCATCGGCAACCGGGATTGAAAAAATCAGATCTTTCATGAGTCTACTCCTTTGTAATGGGTCGTTATGCTAACCGCCCTGCTGTGAGTTTGGTTACGCTGCGGGAGCCAAAATACTGATGCCCGTAGTAGCGTCAACCTGGGTTGAATGGGTCCGATCCGTGCAGAAATTTCCACTCCAGGAATCACTCGTCCCGCCGTAATAGTGGGCCTGATGGTAAAGACCGCCCAGGAAATTGGCCGTTACGATGTTGATTCCACCCGTGGCGCCGTGGATGTCGATACCCAGGACCGTGAGAGTAGCGCTGGTACTGCCATCCGCTGCGAGACCACCCGCCCCGAAAACGTTATCGGTGATGACGCTCTGACGCATTCGGCAGACGATATGGTTCAAATTGGAATGGAATTTATTCCCCTGGACAATCCAACCGGTCGGCTCAGCCGTGGCGTATGTGGCTCCATAAATGGCCGTCCCATATGTCGCTGTATTGATGTACCAGAATTCACTGTCCAGGATATGTACGTTCGCCTGACTCCCATCGGTCTTAATGCCGTAATACGATCCTGTCTTTCCCTGAAAACGGCAATTCTTCACCGTGAACTGATGTGAAGCTCCAACCAAAGATATCGCCGCATTGGCTACCGGAGGCCTGAATCGTATGTTTTCTACCCACACATCGGCCGCTGCAGAGATTGTCAGACACGGAGCGGTAGTATCGGGTGCAGTCCAAAGAGCCCGATTAGTCGTAGTCCCTATTCCGACGATTCGCACACCGGCGACGGCGACTGTTACGGCTTCATTGAACGAGCCTTTGATGTAAATAGAATCTCCCGCAACGGCGACAGCCGCAGCTTCCGTGATGGTCTTGAAGGCGTAATCCAGTGATTTGCCGTTCCCACTGGCCGTAACGCCGCTGTTAACGTAATAATTTGTCCCTTCGAGCTGGTACAAAACGAAATCGCTTATCGGTCGGGTCGCCTGATTCCCGCCTACGGTCACAACCCGTTCCGCCGAAAACGCAGGACAGAGCAATGCCAACGACAGGATGAGCCCGAGTAGGATGCTGTTAAACTTTTTCATGCTGATTCTCCTTTGTTGACGGTCAAATGTTTGCGCCCGGGCCTTCCCGGGCGTTCACCAAGTTATGTTTTAGCTCGGTTCCTTCAGGTAGGTATGCCGCACGTGCATCCTCCGGTTGGAGCAATACAAATTCCCTCTCCAACGGGTGTTTGCCGTGATGGTATCCGGCTGCCCCATCTCCTTCTTCGCGATCCACTCAGGAGGCGTGAAGTTGTAATCCTTGTGGGAACGGAGGCTGAGGACGTTGAGATTCAGCGCATCGAGTATGCCGCCATCCGTAGCGCTGTAAGTGTAGCCGGAATCGGCCACAATCGGGACGCCTTTATGGGTGATGTTCTGCCAGCCCGCTTTGAGAACGTCCGTGTTGCTGTACCTCTGTTGTGGGTGGAGCGATCGCTCGTAACCGTCGCGCAGGGTGGTATCCGTGACACAGAAATTCGGGAGCTTATCGTCCGCATCGCCCATCGCTGGGGTACGGAAGATCTTCTGCATGACCTCGAAACAGATCTCCTCGACGGTCGTAATGACGTTGGCCTTCCAGTTGGCCATGGCCGCTTCCGTGATCGATCCGTAGGCGGTGGCTGTATTGGTGTTGAAAAGGTCTCCGAGCCCGTTGATGCTAACCGCATCAGCCGCAGCCGCAATGACCTGAGCAGCCATATCGACCCGGATGGACTGCTTGATCGACTCCATATACTGCTTTGTCAGTGCGATGACGGCCTCGTCTCCGGTGTTCTGGGTGAGATCGTCAAGGTTCAGGGTGTTGGACCCGTAGGCGCCAGCCCATCTGAACCGTGCCGCATCGATGATGTCCACCTTTGATTGATTGATGACGGTGGTCGCACCATACGAGCCGTGATTCGAGTTCGCGTATTTGAGAGGAACCTGGACCATCTTGCCACCGTCGACTAACTCATGCGGCTTGACATCCCAGTTGTCCCTCTCGACTGCCAGTCCCATCAGTTTCCAAAGTAGGGCTGACGCCGTATTGAGAATGTCCACAGGCTCGGTATTCAGCCAGTAGATTTCCGTGGTTGCGTTAAGCTGATTGATCAATCCCATGACTTTTCTCCTTCTTATTCAGAAAGACATGGACTCATGTTTCGCCGCGTGACTTCCTGAGTGCTTCCGCCATGCTGGCGTCCAGGTCCTTGCCTGTTACTTTTGTCTGTTTTGATGCCTGATGTCCTGGGCCTTGGCCCTTGACGATCACCTTGCCCGCTGCATCTTTGCCTTTATTGAGTTCGATGACTTTCTTCATCTCGGCATTCTCCGCTTCGAGACGGGCCTTTTCAGTAGCACTGGCCGCTGTGACTTCATCCCTCTGGATCTGGAAAAACGCCGACACAGAATCGTGCATCCCGGTCTTGTCCTTGGCCATAAAGTCTTTGATCTTCGCCTGCATCTCCGGGGTGTCGAACGTGGGATTTTCTCTTCGGAAGGTATCCTGGGCGGCTTTGACATCCCGCTGCCCGAGTTCCTTCTGCATCATTTCGCCGGCCGCGTTCAGAGTCAAATCGTGCTGTTTCTGAGCCGTGAGATTTGCAATCCTGTCAACGAGTTCCGCCTGCTTGTCCGAGTAGTCATCGCTTGCGAGATCCAACCCCTTCAATTCCGTCTTGGCTTTCGAGATCTCGGTGTCATAATCGACCGCCTGCTTATCAGATTTGGCAGGTTCTTTTTTGCTTCCGGTCACGCTCTTCAGGGTTTCGGTCAGGTTAGCCGTCTGCTGCCTGAGAGTTCCTAGCTCGTTTCCCTGCTCGCCCAACTTCTTCTCAAGATTGACTCGCTGCTCTCTTTCTGTTTTCAGAGCAGCCACAATTTCTTCCGGAGTCTTAAACTCCGTTCCGGCGATTCCCTCGTTCACATTTGCTCCATTTTCCATCTTTCGTCTCCTTCCTCGGAACCAGTGAGATTTCAGGCTACCCGTAAAACGGACCTGATGGCTGGTCTGCCCGAATGAATTGACAGAAATAAAAAAAGCCCGAAGTCTCGGAACGCTGTTTGCGTCTCCCCGAGACTTCGGGCTTTGAATTAACCCTTATGTTACTGGGTATTCTCTGTAACCGTTATGGTTGTGCTATCTCATATCTTCTCCCTTGAAGAACTGCATAAATAGGCGTCCCCTATGCCGCCTTGTGACAAATTCACTTCAATCTTAATTTCATACTTGCCTGTTTTTTTCGCATTTGTCAAGGAAAGAATTTGTCTTCTCACAGCGGTCGTGATATTTAATAGCGTTTTGTTTTTCTCTTCATCCATGATCATCCCACGCAGGTCAGATGTTGCTGCTTCAGGTATCGTTTCCATTCTCCACGAGTTTCGATGTGCTTTGCGCTGTTCGGAAGGTTCTGTTTGGCCGAACCCATCCATTTGATATCGCCATCCGTGTGAACGGCTCCATTCGCGCTCAGGACCCGCTTGGCAGTCATCCCGCACTTGCACCTTTGCCGTTTGGGTATGCGGTTCGGCTTGTGAAATACCTCGATTTTCTGACCACAACGACATTCATACTCGTAAATCGGCATATTTCTTCTCCCTAAGATGTAGACGAGGGTGTGGGTTTTTCGGGGTTCCCCGTCTTATTCTGTTGCTGTGTTTGAATTTGTGACGACATGACATATTCCCTGAGAGTGATGGCCACTTCTTCGGGCAACCCGGCGTCAATCAGGATTTGAAGGGCCTGGTCGACTTGACTTTCGGCTGTCCTCTCGATTTCCTCTTTCCAGTTCGGCCAATTCAAGGTTTCTAATAGGCCTTTTTGACCGATTGCCTTGATCTCGTATAGTTTGAGAGCCATCTCTTGGAGCTGCAGGCTGGTCCTTGGAGTCATAGATCCGGATTCGACCACGAAATTGAATTTCCGTTCGATGTAGTCGGTAGGACGAAATTCAACTTGTTCCCCTGCGACTTCAACGGATTCCTTTTCCGTGCGCCAGTTCTGCCAAAAGCCTATGGCCCACCGGCTTCGTTGTTCGGCAATGCCATCAATGGCCGATGTTTTAGACTGCATAAGCACTTGGTTCCGCTCTTGAAGGGCCACAATCGCGCTTGCCGCAATGACACCTTTGGGCGCTTCCCCGCGGTCGGCATCCTCAATTTGATAAATCCGGTCAAAGAATCTGACGATCAGCTCCAAAACCCGGAAAAATGTCTCTGGAAGGTTGGGGATCGACATGAATTCAATCCGGGCATTGGGGATAGAGGGCATCAGAATAAGCCTTCCGGCTTTGTTGATCGTGCTTTCAATCATTTCCCGGGTGATTCCACAATTCTTTTGGATGATAAGAGGCGGCGCCATCACGTTTATCGTGTATGCGATTAGTTTCGATATAATCAGGTTGATCTTCTGGATCAGGTCCGAAACCTGCTCTGCAGCCGAGAATCCCCAAATAGAAACATTGTCTTTGTAGGAATTGGCGATATAGACCGGTAGCCGCCCCCATGGGTAGCTCTTTGAGAGATCAGCCCCCTGTTCGATATGCTCGTAATTTAGATTCGGGTTCGGGCAGTCATCCAGGACAACCCATCCGCTTTTGTTGGCCGGATCCTTGCTTTTCGATATTGTTATTTTCCGAATGCCGTCACGACAGACCTTAACGGTTCTACTTGCTTCGATGATCACAGGATCATTGTTTTCATCTACAGCCACTTCGCCGGTTTCAGGATCAGCCATCGGTTGTGATAATTTCTCTATCTTCGTCCGGTCATCTCTTACCCATACTTCGATAATGATCCCGCGCTGGATCTTCTTGTCTCCAATGGTCTTGTCCCGCTGTGAAACCCTGGTCATCGGATCCGTATAATTCCCGATTGACTGCTGTGTGCCGTAGATTTGAGGCTTGAAGTCCTCGCGAGTCTGCCCAAGAAGATCATAGGCCTCTTCCGGGGCAATGTTTTTGACATTGAAATCAGCCTCAATCTTTGAAACGTAGGACAGATAGACGAACGCGATATAAGGGGCCTCGGTTGCGATGTCCACCCAGTTCCCCGGCGCCGGAAAGAAGCCGAATGGATCGGTAATCAGGATATCAGGCTGGTTGGTATCCGGATCCCGGACGGGCTTTTCGATCGTGCAGCCGTAAATCTCCATTTGCCGCGCAGTTGTACGGGTCTTTGTCAACTGCTCGGTATCCTTCCACCACTTTTTGAGCTGCATGGAGAACTGGTTTTCAACATTATCCTGGAGTCCGTCCAGATCCACGACCTCGCCGGTAGGGTTCCGGGCCGTAATGTTGGCCACGGTTCGCTCGACATTGGCGAAATAAAGGTTTACGGGCGTCATACCTCTTGGTTGTTGGGTGTATCCCTTACGCCCTGATTGTACCTTTGCCTGTTGACCTCGATATAGGGCATAATCAGCCAGGAAATCGGTCGGCTTCCCAAGCCTTTCCTTTTCGGCCTTGGCAATTTCGAACAGCGAAGCAGCGAATTCAGCAACATCGGGGTGCTCCATTGGAGGTATGTTTTGTAGGTTCCATTTATCGTCCATGACGTGTTCCTTTCAGGGCAACAAAAAAGGCGACAAACGGAAGTTAATCCATTGTCGCCTTTGTCCTCGTGTGAATATTGAGGTTTAAGCCATTCTGTTCGGTGCTACTTCAAAAGTACCTGCAACATCCTTTCGATGCCCTTCAGAGCTTTAAGTATCTCAATGATGATCTTACGCTGGCGCTCGGTCATTAATGCCCTCCAACCAGAATGATTTTCGATTCTTCCTTTTTCGGCTCCCCCGGTTGAAGATCGACAACCTTCTTCCCTTCATCTGGAGTCGGCCGCAGGGACTTGATCGTGCCGCAACCGACGCAGACAAAACCTTGCTTGATCATTACCGTCTCAGGCTGACTTGATGGACTGAGAATCGCCGGAATCTCTTTAAGGCACATTGCCTCAGCGAAGAACTTACCGCCGCAGTTTGCACAAAGCCTATCCTCCAGAGTCGACGCATCGATGTTGATGTTCTTGGGGCCGAGTCCCAAATCTTTTCTTCGTGCCGCCTCGCCCATGTTTATGCCTCCTTTATGCCTGCCAAAATGTTTCTTTCTATGTGTTTCTGTCTGCAAAAAAAATAATCAATTTGGGACCAAGAATATACTAGGAACTCTTTTTATGAAAATCCCACCCTGAAACCCTCCCTTTGATGTGAGGTTCAATTCCTTCATTAGTCTTGTATATGCTCTATCTCGAATTACAATCCCAGCAACTGCCGGATTATCATTTACGGTTTCGATTAGCTTATCAAGCACACGCATTTTTATTCACTTTTCCTATGCTTCCTCGAATGTCCGAATAGGGCCATCTTGCTCTTGAATTCCTTTCCGCACTCCGGGCAGATGAACGGGCCCGCCTCCGTCTTCTCCGGCTCTTGATCGGGTTCGCTACCGGG